GTCGAGGGACCTGCCCATGACGCTGACACCGGGGATGGTCAGGGTGTGGAGCCACAGCCCGGTGCCCGGGTCACGGCCCAGGAAGACTTCGCGGGCCTTGTCTGCCATCCACTCGACTTGGTCCGGGTCGCCGCTACTGCCGGGCTTGGCCGGGTCCGGGGCGGACACGGATGTCACCTGGTAGACCGGGGACAGGTCCGGGTGTTCGTCGGCGAGCGGTGGCCCGCTCAGGGCGGCGTCGAGGGTGTAGAGGAGGTAGTAGTGCTGCGGGGTGCCGGGGGGCTTCTTCCCGCGGCCGACAGGCAGCTTGCTCTTAGAGGCGAGGAGCGCTGCCAGGGCCATGCTGACGGGGCGTCGGGCGATCACCGGAGCACCTCCGCGACGGCGTACCGCATCTCCATCGTCAGAGTGGCGCCGATGTACCCGATGGCAGGCCCGACGTGCGGGAACGGCGGCTGGTTGTATACGCGGCCAAGGCTGTCCGGGCCGACGAAGCCGAACTCCAGCCGGCGGCCTTGGGGGGCGTTCGTGCCGATGGTGCACATAGCCCCGTACGGCAAGCGCCGGGTGTTCGTCTCCCACGAGTTCCGGTACGCCCCGGTGATGACATTCGGACCGGGCCGGCCGGACGCGTTGCCACGGATACGGGCACGTCCGAGCTCCCCCGTGTGCCGGACCGCCCGCTGCACGGCGGGGCCGATGCGGACGGCGGCACGGTCCAGGCGGTCGGCGAGCTCGTCCGGGGTCATGGGGTCACCTCGGCTTGGATCTGGTCGAGCGGGGTGATGCGGACAACTTCGACGGTCCCAGCCCTGCCCGGGTCGGTGACGATCCACGACCGGCCCAGCAGCGCGGTGCGCGCCGTGTCGTGGACGCCGACCACGGTAACGATGGCGTCCTTGCCCGCGATCGGCGCACTGAGGGGGGTCATGAGCCGGTAGCGGGACGTCGTCTCCGACACCCACGGCAGGTTCTGGGTGGGGGTGGACACGATCTCCGCCTGCGCCGAGGACCCCTGCACAGCGCCGGGCCCCTCGTAGAGAACGTCACCGGGCGGGTAGTCCATCTCGCCGGTGGTGTCGTTGAAGACCGGTTCTCCGGCGGGCAGGGTGATGCGCACCGTGTCGATGAGGAGGTTGTTCCCGATCCATGCGGTCACTCCGGTAAGCGCACCGTCGAGTCCTCGCATCAGGTCCTCCCCTGCGCCCAGTCGGCGAGCTGCTGGAGCATGGCGACGGTGAGCTCGTTGGGGCTGCCGTCGAGGTCGTCGCGTTCCAGGGCGGCGCGGGACAGGGCGGCGGGGTCGATGTTCTGGAGGAACGCGGCCACCAGCTGCCCGTCGTCCTGTTCCGGTGCGGCGACAGCCACCTGCGCGAGACCGTCGAAGTCGAGCCCCCGGTGTGGGGCGGTGTGGAGCACGAGGAGCGGGGCGGAGCCGACCTGGTGTTGGAGGCTGTAGCCCTGGAGGGAGCGGCTGACATCGGTGCCGTCGATCTCCACCTTGCCCATGACGCCGTCGGCGGTGATGCGGACGTGACGGGGCTCGTCGGCCATGCTCGCAGTGGTCATACCGGGTCACCGCCTTGCCTGGTGCGGCGTGCAGCCCTGGCAAGCTGGCGGCCAACCACCTCTGCGTCCAGTTCGCTGTTGCCGCAGAGGAGCACTGTCCGAGTCTCGGCTGGTTCGTACGTTTCCTGGAAGATGTCCTCACGGCAGGGGTAGAACTCTCCAGCCACTCCCTTGATGATCCAGTCACCGCGCTCTCCGCGCATGGTTCCTTCGAGGGTGTCGATCTCGATGCTGTACGGGTGTCCTGTGATGCCGTCGCCTACAACGCGGCCACCGCACCACCGCGCGACCTCGTCGGGGGTGTTGGGTTCGGCCATGTGCATGGCTTCGATCTCTACGGGCTTCTTGCGGAACTTCTGCGGGGCGCTCATGCGGGGTCTCCGGATTCGATGTCGGTGCGGCCGTTGAGGTCGGGGCGGGGGATCCAGGAGCGGATGCACCCGTGGTGGGCGGCGGGGTACATGGACGCCTCGTCGATACTGCGGATCGTGCCGTCCGCATGATCCGTATCCGGATGGCTCACGAACCCGCACTCGGGTCCGTCCACGCACTGCATCCACTCGGCATCCAGCTCCCAGCGGGCGGTGTTCACCGCCCCGGCGTTCGCTGCGACAACGCCCTGCCACATCAGCGCAGAGCGGGCCCACGATTCGACGGGGTGCCGGGACTGGTCGGCGTAGACGACGGTCGTGAGCCGGTGGTCGGCGGCGAGGCGGTGGCTGTCGATGCCCTGATGCTGGCGTCCGGCAGCTACCTCCCGGGCTGCGTCCTGGGCGGCGCGGGCAAAGGCTTGGGCGCGGCGAACTGCCTCCTGAATGCGGCGGACCAGGTCGACATAGAACGTGGCGGTGAGCGGGGTAAGCGCCGCTTGGTGGTCGGTTGTCCACTGGAACAGGGTCACGTCCCGCTGGACTCGGCGCAGTGCGTTCAGGGCGCCGTCCCGGTAGGCGGTCGGCAGGTCGGTGGCTGCCCACTTCTCCGCAAGGGCTTGCGCTTCCCGGTTGAAGCGGGCGACCTCGAGGTTGAAGGTGCGGACGGCATCACGGATCCGCGGTGTGGCGCCCATGCCGGGTCGGATCCGTTCCAGGGTCCGCAGCAGGGTGTCCTGGGCGGTATGGAGGGACTGCCACGTGCGGACGACACGCCCCAGCAGGACAGCGACCAGGGCGAGGAGTTCCTCGTGCTGTCCGGTCTGCTCCTGCGTAGCAGTGGTCATCGGCGGGGCCGTTCGACGAGCTGGATGATGCCGAACCCGTTACCGGTGCTGGTGTCGTCGGCGGGGTCGTCCGGGGATGGGGACTCACCGGCTTCCAGGGCGGCGATCTGCCGCTCGTATGCCTTGATGGTTTCGGTGTAGGAGACGGACACGACGCCGGACACGTTCACGGTCGACGGCTGGCCGCGGAGGGTGGCGAGGCGGCCGCGGAGGACTTCGAGGGCGACGGCGCGGGCGGTGCCGAGTCGGGTGTAGCGGGGTTCGAGGTCCGGCAGGTCCAGGGGGGTGCCGAGCTGTGATTCGAGCCAGGCTCGTACGGCGGCGTCCATGGGTCCTCCGGTTGGTGCGGGTGGGAAGGGGTGGGGCGGGATGCGGGCCCTCTGGCGCCCCACCAGGTGGTGGGCCCGCATCCTGTTGGCCGCCGGTGCCCTCATCGGCGGCCTCCGGCCCCGGGCCGGTTAGCTGGCCGCGGTCTTGCTTGCGGCCGTCTTACGGGCCGCGGTCTTCTTCGCGGCCGGCTTGGTGTCTTCGGCGGGCTCGTCCTGGGTGGACGTGCTCGTGTCGGACTGGTCAGCGTCGCCGGAAGGGGCCGAGTCGGCGCCACTGGCGTCGTCCTTGGCGGTGTCCTTCTTGGCGGCGGTCGGGAGCTTCCCGCCTTCCCAGGCGGCCGGGTTCTTCACCAGTGCCGCGAGGTGCGGTGCCGGTTCCTCCCCCGGTGCCAGCACCAGGCGCCGGCCGCTCTTCGGGTCGGTCACGTGGACTGCCCGGACCAGCTTGCCCATGGATCAGTCCTCCAGGACGGTCGCGGAGATGTGGATGTCCGGGACGTAGAGGACGGGCATGCCGACTGCTGCGCCGCGGGTGTAGACCTGGACCGGGTTGTCTTCGACCTTGGTGACGACGACGATGCCGGGGGCCTGCTCTGCGGTCAGTGCCGGGTTGGAGCCGGAGGACAGTTGGATGGCCTCTGCGGTCAGCCCGTACTGGGTCTCCGCCCACTGGGTGGGGGCGATGCCGGGGACCATGACCCACAGGTTGTCGGGGAGGACGCGGACGTAGTTGCCCTCGTCGTCGTAGACCTGGACGTCGTACTCGACGATGGGCGGCAGGTTGTAGCGGGCGCGGACGGCTTCGACCTGGTCCGGGGCGAGCATCGCCGTCGGGGTGGTGCCGCCGATCGGCGTGTTGTAGTACGACGCCCGGTACTCCTGGTTCGCCGCGAGGAAGCTGCGGGCCCGGCGGGAGGTGACGATGCGGGCCGGGACGGGGGCGCCGGTGTCGCGGAGGTGGTCGAGCCACATCAGCTCGTCGGTGAGCGGGGTGGCGTTGGCTTCCGACCACGGGATGGCCGCGGTGGGCCGGTTCGCGGCAGGGACGTTCCAGTCGACGTCGAGGCCGTTGCCGGGCAGGTCGACGACGCCGGTGGCGAGCATCTTCCCGACGGCGATCTCCTGAGCGGTCTTGATCGACTCGAAGTGCCGTTCGACGTCGTCGTAGAGCTTCTCGACGAACTCGGCGGTGTCCTGGCCGTGCGAGATGTTGAAGAGGATGGTCTCCATCTCGCTGATGGGCAGGGTCTGGCCGAGCGGGGGCAGCAGGCCCTCGTTGACGACCCTGGATGCGTGCCGGGTCGCGACGGCGGTCGGGGCGTCGTAGACGCGGAACTTGGCCGCGTTGACTCGCCGCTTGCTGCTGGACGTCCGGAACTTGATGTTGTTGATGTTGCGCTCGGGGACGATCTGCTGGGTCAGCAGGTAGTCCGCCGGGGTGGTGAGCTCACGCACGAAGGCGTTGATCTCGGCTGCGTCGAGCTCCCTCAGGAGCAGGTCGAGGTCCATGTCTGCTTCTCCTGGAGGGCTTAGCGCCAGTGGATGAACGCGGTGGTGGAGGCCACGTCATCGGCGTCGAGGGGGATGGGGAGCTTGGAGGCGTACACCTCGGCCTGCCAGAGCAGGACTCCGCCGCACTTGGTGGACCCGGGGTTGAACGGGGTCTCCTCGAGGAGGAACCCGGCGAGGACCTGGGTGCCGTCGGAGGCGCCTGCTGCGCCGCCCGCGGTGACGGTCGCGACGGTGACGGCCGGGGTGGTGCCACCGGTGAGCCCGGTCCCGGAGGCGGTCATCTGGGCGACGTCCTCGCTGAGGTATGCGCCGGCGAAGGTGACCTGCATGGCGGTGCCGGGGTGCGGGCCGCCGGTGACGGTGACGTCGCCGGGGGCGATGTTGGAGAGCGCTTCGAGGGCGCTCTTCACCTGGGCGGCGGTCGCGTTGTACGGGATTGCCGCGGTGGTCTGCCCGGAGAACGTCAGGGTGTACGTGCCTCCGGTCGGTCCGCCGGTGACGGTGACGGACTGGACTTCGGCGGTGGGGCCGGAGTACGGGCCGTACAGCCCCGACGCGTTGATCTTGCCGAGGGGGAGGCCGGCCTTCAGGATGTTGCGGCCCTGGAGGAGGGTTCCGGCGGTGTAGTGGACGCCCTGGGTGAACTTGGTCAGGTCCAGGGTGATGGTGTTGCCGTCGTTGACGCCGACGAGCGATGCGAGCCACGGGCGGCCCGAGTTCGCGGTCTCGTCCACGACGGTCATGGGCTGGAAGTCGTTCACGACCTCTGCTCCTTGCGTGAAAGGCGAAGTGCTTGCCTGCGGCACCACCGCGGGGTGGTGCGTCCACGAGGAGCGGGCGTGGTCCCTTGTTCCGGTCGCACGGTGGCGGCCGGGGGTCTTATGCGGCGGTGCGGTGTCCGCGGGACTGCGCGATGGCGCGGCCGCGGTCTCCGGGCT